GGGCGGACGGCCGTACACAGTACACGCATATGGCTTACGCTGATAATGCTGCTGGTGGAGGGTTCAGCCAAACCAACCCTGACAAGGCCTTTGTTGGGGTGTACATTGACTTTAATCCAACAGATAGCAGAAATCCTGCTGACTATCGCTGGACAAGATGGAAAGGTCGTGATGGTGCCGATGGACTACCAGGTAAACCAGGAGCAGATGGAAGAACGCCTTATGTTCACTTTGCGTATTCTGAAAATGCGGATGGTTCTGGTTTGACAACGACAGATAACGGACAGCGTTATTTTGGTCATTATTCAGATTATGAGAAGCCTGATAGCTCAGATAAAACTAAGTACAAATGGGTTGATCGTTGGGCTAAAGTTGAGGTTGGTTCGCAGAACAGGTTTGTTCAAAACACTTCTGTTGCAGGGTATTTAGGGAATGCTGGGGTTGTTTACACAGCTAATACCGCGAACAAGGAAATAACGTCCGATTTTATTGAAATCGATGGAGCATCTAATCTCATCTATCAGCTTTGGGTGACTACACCTTCCGGAGGAATACCTTGGCATGCTTGGCAATTTTACGATGCTAATAAATCACCTATCGGAACTCGACTTACAGGTAAGGATAGTTATACAGTTAGGGCACAAAAGTGGCATATCGTCAATAATATTACAGTACCAGCTACTGCTAAATTTATTAGATTATCTGCTAGAACTTACGAAGACGCCAAAATTAAATTAGAAATAGGCACCATCCCCACAGATTGGTCTCCAGCTGTCGAGGATATCCAGAATGACATAGACTCTAAAGCTGACCAAGGTTTGACTCAGGAACAGTTGAATGCCCTTAATGAGAAATCACAGATTTTAGAGGCTGAAATGAAAGCGAAAGCATCGATGGAGGCCTTTAGTGAATTAGAAAAAGCATATAATGCCTTTGTAAAATCGAATGCAGAAAGTCAAAAAAAATCTGAGTCTGATTTGGTTGAAGCAGGTAGAAGAATTGAGTTGTTGACAACTCAATTTGGAGGATTAGCAGAACTTAAGACATTTATCGATACTTATATGAAAAGTACAAACGAGGGTTTAATCATTGGTAAAAATGATGCAAGCTCTACTATCAAGGTATCAAGTGATAGGATCTCCATGTTTTCTGCAGGAAAAGAGGTTATGTACATTTCGCAAGGTGTAATAAATATTGACAATGGAATTTTCACTGCATCGGTTCAAATTGGACGTTTTAGAACAGAACAGTACCATCTTAACAAAGATGTGAATGTTGTTCGATATTTGGGAGGTTAAAAAAGGAAAATGACTAAATTTATCAATTCTAGCGGTTCACTACACTTGAACATTTACATTGAACAAGTTAGTCAAGATATCGCCAACAACTCCTCAAGAGTTAGTTGGAAAGCCACTGTTGACCGTGATGGTGCTTACCGCACATATACTTATGGTAATATTAGTAACTTGTCTGTATGGTTAAATGGGTCAAGTGTGCATAGTAGTCACCCAGACTTTGACACATCCGGGCAAGAGTTTACTTTAGCAAGTGGGGAAGTAACCATCCCACACAGTGGTGATGGAACTAAGACTTTTGCAGTATGGGCATCGTTTGACCCAAATAACGGAGCACATGGAAACATTACCGTATCAGCAAACTATACACTTTCAAGCATCCCTCGATCTAGTAGTGTAAGTGACAATGCTCTTTCAGGAAATAGGCAGCTCGGAAGTCCCCACATTCTCACTATTGACCGCAAATCTAGCTCATTTACTCATCAGGTTTGGTACAGAGTTTTTGGAAGCGATTGGATAGACTTGGGGAAAAATCATACCACTAGCGTCTCATTCACTCCTCAGCTTGACCTTGCTAGATACAACACAAAAGCAAAGTCTGGCACGATGGATATATGTGTCAGAACATATAATGGAACTACTCAAGTTGGAAATGATATTTACTCAAACGGATGGTATTTTGAAATTCCGGAAAGTGTGAAGCCGACATTTTCTAGTTTTACATTAACTGACATGAATACTGTCGCTAGGCAGCTACTGAGTGGAAATAACTTTTTACAGATTATTTCCGACATTCAGGTAGATTTTAATGGTGCTAGTGGTGCCTACGGTTCAACTATTACAGGATATCATGCTGAAATCGTCAACAAGAATCAGGTCACAACTAAAAATGGCGGCAGGCTCGGTATGATGAATTTTAATGGTTCAGCAACGATACGTGCTAGTGTGGTTGATAGTCGAGGCAGGCAATCAGATACTAGAGATATTACAATCAATGTTATTGAGTATTTCGCACCAGCTTTTAGTTTTACAGCCTTTAGAACACGTGAAACGCCTAACATTATTCAAGTCGTCAGGAATGCTAAAATAGCTCCTATCACCTTATCTGGCAGTCAAAAAAATGTCATGACTCTATCATTTAAAGTAGCTCAATTAGGTAGTGCAACTTTTACCGCTGATCATGGTAGCGCTTCGGGTATTTGGACAACTCAACACACCTTAAATAATTCAGCCGCTAACATGGCAGGTAATTATGTTGCAACCAAGTCATTTGTGGTCATAGGAACTCTATCTGATAAGTTTACAAGTACAGAATTTACAGCAACCGTTGCAACTGAAAGTGTGGTCATGAGCTATGATAAAGATGGACGTGTGGGTGTTGGTAAAGTTGCAGAACAAGGTGATACCGGTTCACTTGATGTCCTGGGAGACATCTATGCTAGAAATAAACCTATTCAACAATATCAGTTAACTGATAACAGAGGCTTTGGTAAACTTGTAAGGCAAGATTTCAATAACATGAAAAGTACTGGATTTTGGTGGCTGGACGGTTCATCTCCTAACAATCCATTTAATGGGGCGTGGGGGATGTTAGAAGTATTTAGACCTAATCCTACGACCAACGAGGCTATACAACGCTTCACAACATCTTCAGGATATATGGCGGTAAGAGAGCTTGGACATGATAATGTATGGAGGCCGTGGCGCTATCTAGTGCAACAATCAAAATCCACTAACAACTCTGATTATGTGGCTTTGTTAAAATCGGAAAGCGAGCCCACATCTTGGAGAGACTTATCTTTAAAAAGCGGATGGCAACATCATCCCGGATACACTAATGTGCAATACTCTAAGTCATTTGATGGAGTAGTTTACATCAGAGGATCAGCTAGAGGTGGGAAGATAGATAGAGAAACAGTGATAACAACCTTACCAATTGGTTTCAGACCAACACAAGTATTATACCTATCAGCAATTAACAATAGCTATTCAATGGTAACTTTGGCTATCTTTCCAAACGGAGACATAGTTGTAAAAAATGATGTTGACTCAAACTGGCTTAACTTTGATAATGTATCTTTCAAAATCTAATAATCGTAAAAAATCCCTAATTATTAACGGATAATGAAACCATAAAGGAGGAATGACAATGCTAAAAGTCACTAAAACACGTCAGCTAGTAGCTGAATTTTTCGCACAAGATGGCGACCAACAAAAATTGGTCAAAACTACTGTAGTTAACACAGATAATGAAGCTGTTTCAACAACATCCGAAACACTGCATGATCCGGATTTGTACGCCAAGAATCGTGTCAGTATGCGTAAGCATGAGCAAGAGTTACGAGAAATGCGCTATAAGATTGAAGATGCCATTTTGGCAGAGCTGGAAACAGATGAACATAAAGAGCATAAAGAGTAGGAGGTGTGTATGCCAGAATACGAGCATTTAATTGTGCAAATTTTTCTCACTCTAATTCCTGTCATCGGTCTTTACTTCTCTATGAAAGATAAAGCTACCAAGCAAGAAAATCGTCTCACGATTTTAGAGAAAGACATCGAGAATCTGCACGAATTCAAAACATCAGCCAACAAACGGCTCGATAACCACGATGAGCAAAACAAGGCGATCTTGGTTCTAGCTGAGCAAGTAAAATCACTTGGCGAAGACGTAAGAGAGCTTAAAAATTTAATTCAAAATAAACAATAAAAGGAGAAATGCACATGATTAACTGGAAAGTACGATTTAGCTTTAAAAATAAAACATTCTTATTGCGAGTGGCATTTGCTTTAGCTTTGCCAATTCTCGCATATTTTAACCTTAAACTAGAAGATTTGGTCAGTTGGGGAGTCA